AGAAATTCTTACTACAAAATATTAGATTTAAAATTAAAAAATAACTTGACTTCTTAAAAAATTTTTTGTATAATATTTACATAAGCTAAAGGCTTAAAACAAAATTAAAATTTTATTTAAAGAAACAAAGGAGATTATTTATTATGGCTATGAGTAGCAATTCTATCGCAGTTCTTAATTATCTGAAGGAGCACAATGGTGAGAACCTCATCGCGGCCGATGTTGCCGATGCTCTCGGTCTGGAGAAGCGCCAGGTGGATGGTATCTTTACTTCCGCGATTCAGCGCAAGGGCTATGGTGTCCGTATTCCTGCTGAGATCGAGCTTGAGGATGGCACCCACAAGGCTATCAAGCTTCTTCGTCTAACTGACGAGGGCATGGCTTTCAATCCTGAGCTCGCTGACGCCGAGTAAGAAACCAATTAGCATAAATTTCGGGGGCAATTAATTGATTGCCCCCGTGTTTACTATCTATGAGCTGGTCTTATTGTGTAGCTTGTTTTGTTATAGGATTTATTGTCGCTTGGGTTGTTGCTTTTGTTATTCCCAGGGGCAAGATACGTAAAGTCAATGACGCTTTAGATAAGCAAGAGGCCACTATAAAGCAATAGATTAATAATTTAAAAATCTTATAGCAAAAGCTACAAGAAGAAAATGAAAAACAAAAGCATGAAAATAATTATCTAATTGAACAAAATTAGAAAATTTTAATATCCTCTCAAGAACTATCTGAATAGGCCCATAGTAAAGCGGAAGAACAATATAACAAGTAGATGAAATTGTTTTCTGATAAATTAGATATGGCTCTTGAGAAGAAAAGTAGAGAATACCAAGCAGCTGAAGATGATTATCGCAATGAGTACGCGGCCACATTAGCCGAATGTGCAAAAGAATTTGAGCAACTAATGGCGCAAAAAACCCAAAGCCTAGAAAGTATACAGGAGCAAATAAAGAGCGCGGCCGGGCGTCTTGCGGATTTACAATCCGTCGTTAATGCGGCCGTGGAAGCTAATATACGCGCAGAAGAAGAGCGGACTGCCGCAGACTTTTATCGAATTCAAATTTCAGAGTCTGATCTTGCGGAAATTGCAAAATTACGCGAAGTTGAACCCTATCTACGAGATAAAGAGGCTTTGAATAAAGTTATCTGGAAAGTGTATTATGAGAAACCGACTGCTGATTTAATCGGTCGTGTCATAGGCTCTAATGTAAAAACAGGTATTTATAAAATTACAGAAATATCAACAGGAAAATGTTATGTGGGGTAGGCCCGTGATATCGCTAACCGTTGGCGACAACATATCAAGAGAGGTATCGGCGCAGAGCCGCCCACTCGTAACAAACTCTATCCGGCGATGCGTCAAGCCGGCGTTGAAAATTTCTCTTTTGAATTAGTCGAGGAATGTTCAATAAAAGATCTCGATGAAAAAGAAGATATGTGGCAAGATTATTTCCAAGCTAAGACCTATGGGTTTAGTATTAAATAATAAAAGCAGAATAAATTCCGCCATATGGGTTGTAATTTTTAACAAAATATGATATAATATATATATAAAGTAAAGAAAGAATAGGAAAAAGTTTATGAAAAGTGATTTTTTGGAATTTATTCAGATTTTAATGGATGCAAGTCCAGAAATTGTTAAAGAAAAAATGACTGATGAAATTCGGGAATATTTAGAAATCCTTAAAGAAGAAAGTATCGCCCCTCAAGCGGTTACTGAAAACGGTTATAAGATTCTTCTATGTATGCAAAAGAGCGATAAGCGTTTGCTAAAGGCCCGAGATATTGCTGAAGACATGGGAGTTACTTCTCGTGGTGTTTCTGCTTCTCTTAGGAAATTGGTTAATGATAATTACGTTGAAAAAATCGGTCAAAACCCTATTATCTATACTTTAACAGAAAAAGGCATGAATTTTAAAATTATGAATGAAGAGGAGTAAAATTAAATGGCTAAAAAGATGATTAATTCTACACATATAGAAGGGCTTCTGTACGATCACAAGCTGGAGGTCAAGGAGACTGGTCCGAATTCTAAGCATCCTGGTACTACTTATATTACTGGCGATGTTATGATTGTTACAGATAATGCAATGACCAATGTCGTGTCAGTCCATTATAGCTATGTTACTCAAATGACAAATAAGAACAAGCCCGATTCTCGCTTTACCGCTCTTTCTGATATTATGAGCGGCAAGCGTAAGACCGTTATTAGCGATGGCGCGGATTATGCGAGCATGATTCGTATTGATTCTTCTGTGGGTCTGAATGAGTTCTTTACCGAGCGTGATGGTAAGGAAGAGCTTGTGAGTGCCAAGCGTAATGAAGGCGGTTTTATCCATTTTGATGGCTCGGGCGATAATCAGACGCTTTTGACGGATGAAGCTAAGCGTTCTTATTTCAAGACTGATATGGTGATCACGAACGTCATTGAGAAGGAAGCTGATGAATCTCGTAACTTGCCAGCAAAGGCGATTGTCAAGGGTTGGATCTTTGACTTCCGCAATGCAATTTATCCCGTTGAGTATTCTGTTGTGACACCGGAGGGTATGGATTACTTCCTCGGTCTTGGGGCTACTTCTAAGACTCCGTTTTGTACGGCTGTTTGGGGAGTTCAGGTTTCTGAAAACCTTACCCGCAAGATTGTCACTGAATCGGCATTCGGCGCGGATGATGTGCGTGAGGTTACTACGACTCGCAAGGATTTTGTGATTACGGGTAGCTCTAATGAGCCTTATGAGTGGGATTCTGAAGAGTTCATTACGGCGGCCGAGTTCAATAAGGCCATGACTGATCGTGAAACCTATCTGGCTACCATTAAGCATCGTCGTGATGAGTGGGCCGCCGCCCAGAAGGCTGCGAACAAGAGCGCAGTTCCGGCTCCTTCTCAAGATGATTTCAAGTTTTGATTGAGTAATAGCTCAATCAAAACTCAAAAAGAGAGGTAAACAATTATGGCAATTAATCTTTTAAATATCAAGCCGCATAAAGTTAGCCGAGATTTAAGTGGTTATATCACTTTTATCTATGGTGGTTATAAGACGGGCAAAACCACTCTCGCAGCTCAGATGGATGGCGCGTTGCTGTTAGCTTTTGAGCGTGGATATAATGCACTGCCTGGCGTCGTCGCGCAGGATATCACATCGTGGGCGGAAATGCGCACTGTATATCGTGAGCTTAAAAAGCCCGAAGTAAAGGCAGCATATAAGGCGGTTGTGGTAGACACCATAGATGTTGCATCAGAGCTATGTAAGAAGTATATTTGCCAGCAGAATGACATTGAGGATCTCGGAGATCTCGGTTATGGTAAAGGCTGGACAAAGTTTAAGGATGAATTTAACGAGATCTTCCGCGGCCTCACTCAGCTCGGTTATGCAATTTATTTCATTGGTCATGACAAAGAAGGTAAGGATGATAAAGGTAATATCACTAATATCCGTCCGGCTCTTTCTAATGCAACCCGTGAGGTTATTGCTGGCATGAGTGATGTTTTTGGATATGCCCGTCAAAGCGGAGAGGGCCAAATGTCATCTTTGGTTCTTCGTGATAAAACCGGCTTTATTGAATGTGGTTGTCGTTTTAAGTATGTGCCGGATGTTATTCCTATGAATTATTCGGCTTTGGTGAATGCCATTGCGGCTGCTATTGATAAGGAAGCCGCAGAGACTGGCGGCGCTTATGTCACAGATGAAAAGTTGGCCGCGGTTGAAGTTCCGACTTACGATTATGAGGCTCTGATGAAAGAGTTCCAGCAGCTAAGTGGGGAGCTTGTAAATAAGAATCAAGCTTATTATGTACCTCGTATTACTTCTATTATTGATAAGTATTTGGGCAAAGGGAAGAAAATTACTGATAGTACTCCCGATCAAGTCGAATTTATTTATCTAATTGTTACAGAAATCAAAGAGGATTTAATGGCAGAATAAAATTTCAACCCAAGGTGGTAAATGCCTTGGGTTGATTTTATATAAAAAATATGATATAATATTCATATATAGTATCGAAAGGAGTTGAATAGTTATTTGGCAGCACACATTGTAAAATGTTATTATTGTGGTTAGAAATTTGATACGAATAAAGAAGAATGGTTTAAACCTAATTCGAATCGTTATGCTCATGAGAAATGTAGACCCGTAGTCACAATAAAATCAACTCCAGTTCCGAAGCCGCCGCAAAACACTTCGCCACTTTCTGATGATAAAAAAGCCTTATATGATTATATAAAAAAGTTATTTCATATAACCAGCGTCGGGCCACGTATTACTAAGCAAATCAATTTATATATAAAAGAATACAATTTTAGTTATTCTGGAATACTAAGAACTTTAATTTATTTTTATGATATACGAGGAAATACTATTGAAGCCAGTAATGGCGGCATTGGAATTGTTCCTTATGTGTATGAAGAAGCCTATCGGTATTATTATTCTTTATGGCTGGCAAAGCAAAAAAATCAAGGTAAAGATTTAAAAAGCTTTATTCCCAAAGATAGAGAAGTTCATATACAAGCGCCAAAAAGAAAAACAAAAAAAAGTAAAAGATTCTCATTTTTAGATGAGGACATTGGGGTGAATGAATGAGTAGCAAATATGTAGACAGAACGGCCTTAGTTCAAGTGGTTGGTTGTATTTATAACTCACCTCAGATATTAGATTTAACAGATAAATACATTATTTCAGAAAATGATTTTCCCGATGAAATGTTAAAGATTATAGTTGGTTCAATTTATAAATTGCATGAGTTGGGTGTCCAACAAATGACACTCGAAAATATAAATGACTTCTTGGCAAATAAACCCAAGAGTGAAGCCGTCTATAAAAAAGACAAAGGAGAAGAATGGCTTTTAAAGGCATCTGAGGTTGCAAATCATGTGACTTTTGATTATTATTATAATCGAATGAAAAAAATGTCTTTATTGAGAGCCTATGATAACTATGGTATAGATGTTAGTTGGTTATATGATCCTGATAACATCTTTGATTCTAAACTAAAGCAGCAGCAAGAAGATTTTTTAGATAATGCTTCGTTAGAAGATATCGCCATTAAGGTAGATAATAAAATCGATGAAATCAAGATGACATATGTGCGGGAGGCCCTCGATGATGCCGCGCAAGCGGGCGATGGTATAGAAGATTTAATTTCCCGCCTAGAAGAAACTCCAGAGATCGGAGTACCACTTTATGGCTCTTTGATTAATACCGTTACACGTGGCGCGAGACTGAAAAAATTGTATCTGAGATCAGCGCCTACGGGCGTAGGCAAATCGAGAACGATGGTAGCCGATACTTGTTACATCGGGTGTCCGCAAATATACGATGAAAATTTTGGCTGGATTAGAACTGGCGCCTCTCAGCCGACTCTTTATATTACGACCGAACAAGAAGTGGAAGAAATTCAAACTATGATGCTGGCTTTTCTTTCTAATGTCGATGAAGATCATATTCTTAATGGTCGATATGAGGGCGACGAAAAACAGCGTATCTTGCAAGCGGCTCAAATATTAAAAAAGAGTCCCGTATATATAGAAGAATTGCCGGATTTTTCTTTGCAAGATATAGAAGACATAATTAAAAAGGGTATTCGTGACCACGATGTAAAATATGTCATGTTTGATTATGTACATTCCAGTATTAAAATTCTATCCGAAATTTCCCAGCGCGCAGGTGGCGTCAAATTGCGTGAGGATAATATACTCTTTATGTTGGCCATTCGGTTGAAAGATTTGTGTAATCAATATGGCGTTTTTATCATGACAAGTACTCAGCTTAATGGTGATTGGAAGGAAGCTAAAATTCCAGACCAAAACTTGCTCAGAGGCGCTAAAAGTATAGGTGATAAGATTGACTGGGGCGGGATTTTACTCCCTGTTACAACGGAAGATATAGAATCACTTGAACCGATACTTACAAGCGGCGTTTTTGAAAAGCCTACATTAAAACTCTCGGTTTATAAAAACCGCAGAGGACGATATAAAAGTTTATATTTATGGTGTAAAGCGAATTTAGGGACTTGCCGAGTTAATCCTATGTTTGCAACTACTTATGATTATGAACTTATCCAGATAGATAATACAAAAGTAATAATAGACGATAATGAGCCTTCGGCTTTTTAATGAAAGGATAATAATATGAAAAACAAAAATAATCAAATGCTTCCTGGTGAATTCGAGTACAATATGTCTGAGCAGTTGGCCAAGGAAATCCTTGCAACACGGAAAAACGCAGAAAAGAACATGCATCCTCAAGTTTTCCTTTGCAAGATTGTAAATGAAACTTTTGGGCTGCGTGGTCAGTGTGTGTCTGTAACCACCTATTAATATATGACAAATTATGATAAGAATGAGGTTAAGGAAAGTTTAACCTTAGAAAATGTTTATCAACTTTTGAGCGAATGGGGCGGAGAACCCCAATACACTTCTTTTGGGATTCTCTCCGCGACAATTTGTCATAATTTGCCCGGTCGTGGAAGTAAAAAATTATATTATTATGCTTCTAACAGGGTATTTCATTGCTACACCGATTGTGGCTCTATGGATATTTTTGATTTATTTATGAAAATATCCGCACTCCAATATGGTAAAGAATGTGACTTAAATACCGCTGTCCGCTACATCGCTCAAAAGTTTTCTATTAAAGGCACTGAAGAAGAGTTTTCAAATTTCGTTAAAGATAAATCCATTTGGGATGAATATGAAAGAATACAGCAAATTAAGTTGCCCGCGAGAGAAATCGTGTTAAAAGAGTATGATGCTTCTATTCTTGAACATTTAAATTATAAAGTCCATATAATGCCCTGGCTTCTTGAAGGCATTAGTCAATAGGTTATTGAGGAGGCAAAAATCGGTTACTATGCAGGAGGAATGCAAATTACCATTCCGCATTATGACGTGAATAATCGCTTCATTGGGTTGCGCGGCCGCACACTTTCTAAAGAGGATGCCGAAAGGTTTGGAAAGTATCGACCCGTTACCCTGGGAGGCCAGTTATATAATCACCCATTGGGTATGAATTTATATAATTTAAATCGGAGCAAAGAGAATATTAAATTCTTCGGCAAAGCAATTGTGTTTGAGGGAGAAAAATCAACACTTCTTTACCGCTCATGCCAGATGGAGCCTAGTCGATATGATATTTCTGTTGCTACCTGCGGTAGCAATCTATCATATTATCAATTTGAGCTATTGCGGCAAGCCGGTGCCAAAGAAATCGTTATAGCGTATGATAGACAATTCCAAAAGCGCTATGATAAAGAATATCGCAAATGGAAAGAGCATTTGCAAAGTATACAAAAACGATATAATAATGAAATAACCATTTCCTATATTCTAGACGACGGATTATTAACTGGTTATAAAGATTCACCCATAGATAAAGGAATTGATATTTTTAATTGTCTATATAGGAAACGGATATTTATGAGATAAAGGATATAATAATGAATTATGAACTAATTTAGCCAAGAGATGAATCTATATCACCCATAGCATAGGTGTTTAAAAACCGAGGAATGAATTATTCCGAAACCGACATAGAACATTATTTACATACCTCAGAAATTGATTTATATCCGCCTGAAATTATTACTAATATGCGGCGGGGTGTTGAAATGCTTATGAAGCATATCAAAAATAATGATGAAATCTTTTTACAGATTGATGATGATTGTGATGGATTTACTTCCTCGGCTTTATTTTTAAATTATTTAAATTGTTTATTCCCCAATTATGTATAGACTAAAATTCATTACTCTGTACATGACGGCAAGAAACACGGTTTGTTGGATGCGGCCGTGGTTCCAGGGAATGTGCGGCTGGCGGTTATACCGGACGCAGGATCGAACGAATATGAGATCCACGAAACGCTCGCCAAAAGAGGGATAGACGTATTAGTTATTGACCACCATAAAGCTGACAAATATTCAGATTATGCTTGCGTAATTAATAATTAGCTAGATGATTATCCGACGAAATCTCTTTCTGGTGTCGCCATGGTATATAAATTCTGTCGTTTTATGGATGATGTATTAGATACAGATTATTCTAATAATTATCTTGATCTGGTTGCCCTGGGTGTGACTGCTGATGTTATGGATATGCGTCCTTACGAAACTAGATATTTAGTTTCTTGTGGATTGGAAAATTTTAAAAACCCTTTAATAAAGGCGCTATATGCTAAAACAAAATACTCTATTGATAAGAGTGGAGGGCTGTCTCCCTATAACTTAGCATATTATATCGCCCCTCTTGTCAACGCTACTACAAGAGTTGGTACAAAAAGCGAAAAAATGACACTTTTTGAATCCATGCTAGAATTCCGTGCCTATGAATCTCTTCCATCTACGAAAAGAAGATGCCGAGGCCAGTTAGAAAGCCGCATAGAGCAAGCCGCCCGCAATTGCACCAATATTAAAAACCGTCAGACAAAAGCCCGTGATGAAGATGTGATGATAATGAAACGACATATTGAAAAATTTAATCTTTTAGACCATAAAATTCTTTTACTTCTTATGGATCATGGAACTCCATCAATTGCCGGTTTAATCGCCAATCAGTTGGTTGCCGCATATCATCACCCAACTCTTATTCTTTTTAAACAGGAAAATGAAAACGGTGAAATTATTTGGTCTGGCTCTGGGCGTAATGACACTTTATATGGATTAGAAAATTTCCGGTAGTTTTTACAAGAATCTCCATATGTCATTTTTGCTTAGGGACATAACTCAGCTTTTGGCTGCGCAATTGCCGATAAAGACATTAAGGCATTTATACAAGAAAGTGATGAACGTTTAAAAGATAATGAGTTTTCACCAGTAGATAAGGTAGATTTTATTTTTGATGCTTCTTCATTAAACCCACTAATTGTTTTAGATTTGGGCAAATTAAATTATATATGGGGCCAAGAAATAAATAAACCAAAATTAGTAATTGAACGTGTCGTTATTACTCCTAACAATTTTACAGTTATGGGGAGTAAAAAAGATACAATTAAAATTACTCTTCCTACAGGTTTGACTCTTATAAAATTTGGGTCGTCTGCGGAAGAAGTGGCTGCTCTTAC